TGGCGTAGTTCCCACCGTTGTTGCCAGAATTTGCTGTGTAATTCGTCGGCGTGTCCAGCAGGCTGTCTTGGCCTGGGCCAGATGCACTTGTTAGCTTTTCTATGTAATACAGAGACAGCCATTGATTGCTGGAGTCAGTTCTAATTTCAACTTTGTTAAGTGTCTGCACGTTAATGTCAATTTGTTTATTTGAGCCAACGCTTAATGAGCTTGTGTAATCAACATCATTAACTTTAAGGCCAAATCCGCTTAAACTGCTATCCAGTTGGTAATGAATTCTAAAGCTGTCTGCAGTTATTGCAGGGCTGGGCGAGTAAACAATAGTTGAATTGCCTGAAGCAGCCATCGTGTTGGTTTTGTCAGAATCAAACAGGTGTGCTAAAGCATGACTATTGTTAAACGCAGTGCCGCTCAAATGAGATGTGTTGCCTTGCAAGAAAGTAGCTGTAAATTCTTGAGCCGTCAAATTATGCACGTCCCAAGTATTGCTGTTGCCGCTGCTATCCGTTCCAAGCGCAGCGTTGCTGCTATTGTCCGCAAATTTTAAATAAAATCCATTCGTGCCATACGTTCCAGAAAAAGCTTTCGGCTGCCAAGCTCCGTTGCTATCTTCAAATCCAAAATCAGTCGCAGCAAGTGCCGTACCATCAACAAAATGCACCTCGGCTAAATAATACTCACCGTAACTACCTGTGTTGCCAGCATTGCGGCCAATCGTGTGAAGACCTGTATTGCTGACACTACTCTCGACATTCTGAGAAGGCCAGCCAGCCGATTTAACATCACTGGTGTCAAGCGCAACACCGTTAATGTAAGTTTTTATTCTATCCGTATTAGTTGACTGGGTAGTATCTACTGCGGTGACAATGTGATACCAGGCCGAGAGGTCTCTTATTTTTGGCGACCAGATGTGGTTTTGCCCGCCAATCGGTACATAAATTTCATCGGCGTTTGTCAGATAAATGCCTTGGGTATTGCTACCGTCCGCGCCTCCAAATAAACCTGAATAATGACCAACTTTGTTCCTTTTTACCCAGCAACTAAAAGTAAAGGTACGACGATTACCTGCAGAACTCGGAGTGAAGCTGAGATATGCCGAATCCGATGAATTGAATCTAAGCGAACGGTCAACTTGGTGCGCCGCAACATCAGCAGCAGCCGCTGTAGCAAGAAACAGCGGGCTAGCACTTCCAGGAACACTCATGTCCGCTTCGTATCCAGCAATGCCGTCATAGTAATCCGGCTAGAGCTTTCTACATAGTACGCAAGAACTGAAACCGCATTAGCCGTAGCAGTGACCGTCGGCACCGTACCGCCAGCGAATTTATAGGCTGTGTTGTAACCCAATGTGCGGTTTCCTGTGCCGTCCTGCGTGACCACAATCACGCCAGATTGACCAGCAGTCGCATTGCTTGGAGCGCTAAGCGTTGAGTCCTCTGCAAGCGTCAACGTGAAGTTGTTACCAAGACTTAGGTCCACTGCCACTGTCCCATCAGTCAGCGCAACAGGCGTTCCACGCTGTGCCTTTGTGTAGCTCTGAGCAACAGCAAGACCAGCAAGGGTCGTTGTTGCATCAGGCAGCGTGACCGTTACATCAGAAGTCGGGTTGCAGGTCAGCGTCAGCTCATTGGCGTCGGCAGACGTGCCCTCCATCACAATGTTGCTGTTAAACGTCGCAACACCCGCAAAAGTCGCAGTGCTGTCAAACGTTGCAACGCCTGTCACGTCAAGCGTGCCAGGGATGTCCACATTGCTAGTGAACTCGACACCTGTTCCAGCTGTATCGGTCTGCAGCAGTTGACGGGCAGAACCGTTCGCAAGCTTGCTAACTGCAATTTCAGCAGTTGCGCTGATGTCTGCGTTCGCAATCGTTGCGTTCGCAATCATCGTGCTGGTGACTGTGCCTGTATCGCCAGTGGTTACGACATTGCCGCTGACATCAGGAAAAACGATTGAACGATCAGCAGTCGGGTTAGTGACTGTGATTGTGGTCTCGTTTGCATCATCTGCAGAGCCTTCAAACGCCAATACAGCGTTCTGGCCCAGCAGCACCGTTCCAGTAAACGTTGGGCTGGCAGCACCAATCTTTTCGGTGTCTAGCTCTTGCAGAGCTGACTGAACATTGCTTGCTGCAATGTTGCCAACAGGAACAACTGAAATGTTGGCCGCAGTCTGACCAGCAATAGCGTTAGAAACGTCAATTAGCTCAAACGTTGAGCCCGTGCCCAAGCTGATGAGCATGTCAGGCGGAGCAAGCGCAACAGCTGGGGCATTGCCTGACCCTGTGCCACTGGTATCCACGACGACGTAATAATTAAGATTGGTCCCCGCAGGCTGTGGCAGGGCCGCTCCAGACGAAAAACCAGCTGCAGAACCTGCAGTTGTTACGCTACTTAGCTGGTTCGTGTTGGCGTTATACGTTCCGGCATTGATTAGATTGCCGCTGATAACCGTGATCGGCAGAAAACTTGATCCGGTGAACACATACAGGTCTTCATTCTTTTCGTCGAACGCAAACTGTCCCTTAAAATCTCCATCCGGGAAAGTGACAATGTTATCAGTGGCGCCCGCGCCAATGAATTTAGTTACACTTTCATCGGCAAGTTTCAATGCAGTAATTGCATCTGAAGCGATGCGGTCTGACGGAATCGTGCCGCTCGTAATTTTTGAAGCCGCTAAATCAGGAATGTCAGAAGCAGCAAGTGTCGCGCCTGTTGTGACATGGCCCTGAGCATCAATCGTCACCTTGGTAAAGGTGCCAGTTGTTGCGGTATTGCTGTGGTTCAGGTTGCCGCTGGAATCAACAGACAAACCCGTTCCAGGAATAACAGCACCCTTTGCAGAACTGGTTGCAGCCGGAAGATCGCTTGCTGTAATTGCACGGCCACCAGTAATCAGACCTTTGGCGTTGTAGGTGACGACGTGGTGCGTCGAGCTAGCCGTTACGTCGTTGTCAACCTCAATGGTGTTGGAGTCCATGCGGAGTCCTTCACCGTTGACGATCACGCCGCCTTTGGCGCTGCTGGTCGCGACAGGAATATCACTGCCATCAATCGCTCGATAAGCAACTGCACCACCAGCACTCGTAGGACCAGCCAGGAACTGATTGGCTGCAGAAGTGTCATTAACAACTGCCGCGATCGTAACTGCACCGCTTGTAGTCGTAGCCGTGATGTCGATGACACCAACAGTGCTGCCAGCAATGCTGTTAATTGACCCACCAGCTTTCAGGCTCAACCAAGCCGAGCCGTTCCAACAAAACAGGCTGTTGTCATCATCTGTGTCAATAGCGAGCTGGCCTACAAATCCTCCAGAACCAGGCAGCGTCGTGACCAAGTCAACGGTTGATTCGTCCGCAAGCTTGGCAGCCGTAATGGCGTCGTCAGCAACCTTTGCTGTCGAGACCGCAGAATCAGCAATCTTCGCCGTAGCAATACCGCCATCAGCGAACAGGATCTTCGCGCCTGGGATCGTCGCATCACTAATGACCGTGACGCCATTTGCGATTAGGTCGCCAATAGTCAGCTTTTTAGTCTCGCTAGCGCTGCTATCGACGACAGCGACCAGATCCCCAGTAGCTAAAGCGGAGCCAGCAAGCGCATTAAGCTCACTAATTTTTAAGTCAGCCATGGGCGGCTAGCTCCCTGTTAAGAGTCCTGCTGTAACAGCAGTTTAGCGCTGCTGTCTTGGTTCAAGCGTATGTCACCAGAGTCCTCTTGCAATAGAGCATCGCCAGACCCCTGCAACTTCATACGCAACCTAAGCTCGCCTGTCGTTACAAAATCAGCCGTAATCTGAACGGCGCTGTCTGTCGTAAATTGGATGGCTGCTGCCGTAATGATTCCTTCGACCCTCCACCAAACTTCGTCATCCCTTTGAGTTGGCGGTCCGCCAGGGTTGTAGCCAGTTTTTTTGATATAAAAACGACCAATAAAATTACTACCAACTTTCGTGCGATGCGCTAACTCATACAAATACATTGGTAATTCCCGTAAATCATCGCCTGTATATTCCCAAAAAGCCGTAATACGGCCTGAGCCCGAAATCAAAGTATTGACCCGCGATCTAAACTCGTCTGACAAGACTGTGGTGTCTACAGTTTCGCGCTCGGTGTTTATCTCGAAGCTGCTTACCTGCGCAAGAACACGCGGAGCAAAACTCTCAACTTTGACTTCAATCGGAATAGCATTGCCCGGCGTGGCTAAAGCCACAGCGTTCGCCGTACCACCATTGACAGCATGGGCAAAACTGTCGTAAAGCCTGATGCCGTCTAGCTCGTCAACGTGAATAAATCTTTTTGTGCCTGAATTCGTGAAGCCGTTGATGAAATCGAGAGCACTGCCATCAGTGCTTGTAATTTCAATTTGATCACCAGTTATAAGCTGACCATGCTCAAAGTCAAAGCTAAAACGCTTTCGCGTTGCATTAACGTCGGCAACGTCAATCGTTGACTTTAACGTGCCACCGTTAAAAACACGTCGCAGCTCAACTTCGCCTTGAGCGCCAAGATAAACCGTCATGAGATCGTCACGGTTGACAAGACGCCAGTGCCTTGGAAGGCGATTTCAGCTCTCACCACATCGCCAGTGGCCGCACCAATGGTTGCACTGGTTATGTAGGCATTTAGCTTGATGTCGTTGTTATCTGTTCCATCAATCCAACGAAATGTCAGCTCAACCGTGTCGCTGCTGCTAACACCTTCGCTGCCCGTCTTGTAAAGCTTGTTAAGAATGTTTGTGGTGTTAAATGTGCCATCATCCTCTTTGTAATACAACAGCGTGGCGCTTCCGCTATAACCGACCACGCCAGGCACATAAACACGGATATGCTCGTTCAGCGTTGTCGTCTCAAGCGTTTCTAGATTTGATGACAGCTGAAAATTAACGACCTTGGCAAGGGTCGTCCCACCGAGCTGCATCACGCCATCTCTGCCGGTGTAGACCTTTGCCATCAGATCACGCCAATCAGATTCACTGTAACAGTGCTAATCCCAGGT